GCTCTTACTTTGCGCTTACAGCGGATTGTTCAGGAAGACATGTTAAGTGGCCAACGACTCAAAGTTCAGTCAGGGCGCTTGCGAGGATCCGTTTCATCAAAGGTGGATGAGGATAAGGATTCCATTGAGGGAACCGTGGGAGCTGGTGGTGCTTTGGTGCCTTATGCGCCTGCACATGAGTTTGGTCTAAATGGTGCTTTGGGTGTTAAAGCACACCTGAGGACAATTAAACAGGCGTTTGGCCGACCTATTTCACCTGTTCAGGTCAATGTTAAGGCCCATTCTAGGAATGTTCGGTTTAGAGAATTGCGGTTCATGCGTGATTCACTGGATATCGTGGCCAAGATTGTGCCGAAAAATATTGATGCAGCAATTCAGCGAGGTATAGCAGGTGGATAGTGAAGCAATTTATCAAGCGCTGTTTGATCGGTTAAGTACAAGGGTAGAAGGGCTCAAAACAGTAAGTCGCCGTTTACGTCACTTTAATAATGTATTGCCTGATGAACGGCCTGCCATATTTATCACTCAAGGCAATCAGCAAGAAGTACCGGTACATGGTATGGATTCAAAAGTTGAACTTGCTGCTGAAGTTTATATCTACATCCATGAGGCTGATAGAGCTAAGCCCCCATCATCACAGATGAATATTTTCATCGATCGTGTACGTGAAGCTATTAAGCCAGACCATCCTGATTTTAGTGAGTATCAAACCTTAGGTGGTTTGGTAGAGCACTGCTGGATCGAGGGCACTGTAGAAGTATATGAAGCAGTAGAAAACATGCTGGATGACCAGGCGATTGCCATTATCCCTATCCGAATCCTCACAACCAATTAACAAAACATTCATTTTATGACCGCCTCGATGGCGGTTTTGTCATTTTAGAGAGGTCAAAATAAATGGCTCAGTATTTATTTGGTGCCGGCAAGATTTTTGCTACACCGATTCAAGATGTATACGGGCAACCGATTAGTAATCCCACACCAGTTGAAGTGGGGGTAATGCAATCCGTTGGTGTAGATATTAGCTATGACTTAAAAGAACTTTTCGGTCGTGGACAGTTCGCCGTAGATGCTGCACGCGGTAAAGGTACCATTAAATGTAAAGCTTCATTCGGGCGAATTAACGGCACCTTATTAAATTCCATTTTCTTTGGTGGCGTTGTTGCTGAAGGTGGAATCGAAACGGTTTCCCAAACCATTAATGGTGAAGTGATTCCGGCTGGTGGTTCAGTTACTCCGGTTGTCCCTAACATCGGTACATTCGTAAAGGATCTAGGCGTAACGGATGCGAAAGCAATCCCACTTAAGCGTGTAGCCTCAGCGCCAACAACAGGGCAATACAGTGTAGATGCAGCAACCGGTACTTATACATTTGCTGCTGCCGATGCTGGTAAAGCGGTATTTATTAACTTCCGTTATTCAGCAATGGTAGCGGGTGCTAAGTCAATCACTGTATCAAACCTAGATATGGGTTATACGCCAGAGTTTGCCGTTGACCTGCAACGCGACTACAAAGGCAAATTCATGCATATGAATTTCTTCCGTTGTACCAGTAACAAACTTGGGTTTAGTTCAAAACAGGACGATTACGACATTCCTGAGTTTGAATTCCAGCCTATGGCTGACGATCTTAACCGTGTTTTCAAAATAGATTTATCGGAGTAATGCCAAATGCAATTTAAGCAAGTTGATAACCCACGTGGTAACCCGCTTAAAATTAATGGCCAGATTTGGATTTTTGCGCCGTTGTCGGAACAAATTGTGGATGATGGCAGTTTACTTATTCCACTACTCAAAGACGGTGGTGCGGGCTTTAAAAAATGGGGTGAGGAAGCCAAGAATGCTGGCGCTATCATGTCTAAAGATATGGTGAACAACCTCGGTAAAGCTAAAGAAAATCTTTACACACTAGAGCTTCAGTTCCAAGGTTTTCAGGCAATGCTGATCAATTCAGTAACGCCTGCGGTGACAGCTATTGCGCAAAACTTTGACAATATCAAAGCTGTAGTCTAAATGGAGGACGCCCACCAAGCGTAAAGGGATTATCACTTCAGTCACCATTTGTTGGTACGTCATTTAAAGTGCAATGGCAGGTCGCTGTTGGGGCTCAAGGTTACCTCGTACAAATACTTTCAGGCGGTGCATTAATCAGAACTGTCGAAACGACTGGTACAGATTACACTTACTCATTGAGTGAAGCTAAAGTGGATGGAGTTCAACGCGCTTATACTGTCCGTGTTGCTAGTAAAACAGAAAAGGGGATTAGTACATTTGCTGATTTAAATATCAGCAATCCAGTACCGCCAACTCTATCGGATGTTTACACTTCAGCAACATCAACATCAATTACAGTGACTTGGATACCAAGTGAAGTTCCAGACTTAAAAGATTATCAAGTATGGATAAGTAAGAATGCTAACTTTGATCCCGAAACTCTAGCAGCTAGTTGGACTGGTATCGAAAATGCATGCACTATCCAAAACTTGGAATCAACCACAACTTACTATATTCGTGTTGCAGCAAGAGATGTCTGGAAGCCGACATCGTGGAACTATACGGAGAAAATATCCCAATCAACACTTGAAGCCTAAAACTAACAATACCAGCACCCAATCGGGTGCTTTTTTATTGCCAAAAATCTGGAGTAAGGCATGGAACCAGTTTCAACAAGCGGCTTAACAGCACTTTTAAAATTCTACGGGGCAGCAATTATGGTGACTTTAGCGGTCGCACTAGTTGCAGCAGTTGTATTAATGACTCGTATGCCACGCTCACCACAAGAGTGGGCAGTTGGTTTGATTTGTACGGTCGTATCAAGCCTTGCTGGCGGCTCATTCATTATTGTGAAGTGGGGGCTTCATGAATGGGTTACTGATGTATGGGGGATGATTGCACTTGGTGGATTCTTCTTTGTATGTGGATTACCTGGTTGGGCTTTGGTCCGTTGGATCTTTAACTTCATTGATAAGCAGGAAGGTAAAACGATCGTTGAAGTGATCAAAGAGTTTAAGAAAGCCAAAGATGATATTCAAAATAGTTAACCGCCTTCGGGCGGTTTTTTATTATCTAAAGGAAAGTGAAATGAAATTTATCAATCTACAAAGAACACTTGGTGTTGCAGTTGACGGGAAGATAGGGCGCAACACTCTTACAACATTATTTAAGAAGCTAGGTGCAAATCAAAGCCGAGCTGAAGAGTTGGCATTAGCAGCTAATGTACACTTCAAAGACTATGCGATTCTCTACAATGAGTTGCGCTTTGCTCATTTCATTGCACAGCTTGCACATGAATCAGGTAATTTTCGTTACATGGAAGAAATAGCCAGCGGTGCAGCCTATGAAGGTCGTAAAGATCTAGGCAATATTATGGCTGGCGATGGTGTGCGCTTTAAAGGCCGTGGACCGATCCAGTTAACTGGTCGTGATAACTACAAAAAATATGGTCGAGCATTGGGTATTGATTTTGAATCACATCCCGAACTTGTAGCAATCCCCAGTATCGGCTTGCTAGTCGCTTGTAAATTCTGGACTAACAACGGATTGAATGAACTTGCAGATCGTGATGACGTTTTAACTATAACCCGTCGCATTAATGGTGGTACAAATGGCTTAGTTGAACGTAAAGCCAATCTAGCCAAAATTAAAAGTTGGATGTCATGAAAGCTTTAGTATTGCTGTGCTTTCTCCTAACAGGATGCACAGCCCACACGATCAATAGCAATGTGAGTGTAGGTATTTGTGTGAAAGCTCTCTGAGGAGGGCTTTATTTGTAATAATCTACATAAAAAATACTTTGAATTTTAGGCTCATATGGATTTAAACCACTCCAATTTTGAAAATCAATAATTTCATGTATATCCAGTGAAAATATTTTATTTAAGGGGTATTTACTTTTCTCTATAAGTATAAAAGGTGAAGTAATTCCATTAAATTGATGTGCTGTAAGATCAATAACATACTCCTCACTTTCTAACCAATAATGATTTTCTTCTTCAATATTTGTTCCCTTCATTATTTTAAAATCATTTATGCCTTCTTGTTGAAGAATCATTAATAGTAAGCTACTTGCTTCCTCACAGAAGTTTCTGGGAAAGACTTGCCATATCATTGGAGATTTAAGATGGTCTTCAAAAAACTTAAGAGCCGAGCTAGTTATCTTGTGTATTTTTTCGTATTGCATTTAATTTTAATCCTTTTAATCAACCGTTCCTAAAATAGGAATCATCTGTGGCCCAGTCATCCGAGCCTTACTAATAATCTCGACAAGTTCATCATATGTTAAATTAAAAGAATCTTCACTATCAAAAACATAGACCATATTTTACCCTCATATTCTGGAGGTGTAGGTGGACATTTGAATTATGCTAACCCCTACGTTTCTGATAAGAAAAACAGGGATGCTTGGGTAGATGCCTTTTTCGAAAAATCGAAAAAAAATGGTTTGGTTTTTGGCTCAGGAAAGAATGTGCACGGCCATGGAACAACGAAAGATTTAGCCAAATATATTACTAAACCATTTTCTATTTCTTTAGGTAGTGAGTCTTCTAACTTAAACTCTCAACCAATTTAAATATTAGAAATACTGCTCCTTTTGGTAATAACCCTCATAAAGACCAAGTTAATGCTGTAAACTCTAAAACGTCTCATGTGACCATTTATCAGCCCCATAAAACTGAAATGACGATCAATGGTGCGGACAACGCAAATGAAACTGCTCAGGTAATACAGCGTCATAATGAAAATACAATGATTCAAATGGCGAGGAGTGTGAAACCACTAATTAACTAGATATATAACAATGGTTTAATGGGTGATTTTTGAGCATCAATAGATTATTATGTAATAGTTTAACTATATACATGATAAGAGGAAAAATGAAAAGTATCCTGTTTTTAGATGCCGTTTTGTCAACCAAGATCGTCACATTTGCATACTGGATCTTACTTTTGTGTGTATGGATTACGGGGGGCGTTATGATTGCTGGGGGATTAGGTGGCAATAGTCTACCTCCAGAAGCAGCAAGCCCATACACATCAGGCTCTTTGGGTGTCTTTGTTGGTATATGTATTTTAATTTTTGGTTCGGTGATAGTTCGTCTTTGGGCTGAATTTTGGGTGGTTATATTCAAGATTCAACAAAATACAAGAAGAACTGCTGACCTACTTGAGAAACTTGGTAAGAGTTACAATTCACCACTCTAAACTTTTATTTGAATCAAAACCCACCAATCGGTGGGTTTTTTATTGCCCGGGAAATAGAATTTTTAACTATTCGAGTTTGCAGCTTGTTTATCAATTTGTTTATTAGTTTTGTGAATATCATTAATAATACTTGATGCGACATAGTCACCAATATGCTTAAAAATTGTTTTTCCCTCAATTTCGTAGCTCAGAGAGAACAAGACCAAAACAGGTATAATTATTTTCCACATTTTATATTTCCTTATTAAGTTCTCTGAATAATTTCATAAATTACTAGAACATTAACACATTATTGGTGAAAAATGAGATCCTTCTTTAAGAATTTTGAGGGATCGTAACGGGAAATTTTTCATGTTATTATTGGATTGTACAATCCAAATTTTTTTAAGGGTTGTTTTCAATGATAAATAGGTGATGGGTATGCTTGCTCCAAAGAAAAGAGCACATGAAATACTTGACCAGATTGGTGTTTTTGGTCGCAAAAATGCTTCTGAGTTCACTATTCATAGATGGAAGACCCAAGCTAAATCATTGGCAGAAAGTGATATTGTTGATAGTAAAAGAATATTAGCGATCATTGGTGTTTACGAAAATAATTTCGAAATCGCTAAGAAAAACTTTGAGCAAGCTCTTGCTTTATCAAATTATGAAAATAGTTTGGTTTTATGTGATTATGCTCAAGCATTGTTAATGCTTGGAAAGGGTGAAGATGCTCTAAGTTATTTAGTTAAAGCATTCAATATTGAGCCAAGTGCAAAAACTTTGGATAGAATTTTAACTTTATCCAATTCTTTAATATATCCAGATGTATTAAATGAAATCAGAACATTAGTAACAAAACTAAATATTAATACGGATTTGTATTTACCATTAATTGAAGAAACTATTCTAAAAGTTAATGAAAATATTGAATTTATTGAGCAAATTGGAGTGTCAGTGAGTTCATATAGATCAATGATAAATCTCAGTGATTTAGTATTGTACTCAAAATTTTATACTCAGACTAAAATCGCAGCTTGTAAGTTAGATGATATGATAAATACAATAATCTATCCTGAACACTTAACTGCAGATGATATTTCTGAATTAAACGATGACTTTGTGGAAAACGTTATTAAGGCAGAAATTCCCCTTGATGATCTTCTAAAAATATCAATTTATTTTAGTTTTGATCACCAAGAAAGTAGAGATGTTGCTTGAAAGAATGGAAGCTTTAGAATTTCTCGAATTTTCAAAAAAACTAGATACTAGCAATGAGGCTGATGCAAGATCGTGTATCAGTCGTGCTTATTATTGTGCGTATCATGAAGTTAAGAACTTTGTTGAAGAAGATTTAAATATTGATATTGATAAAGTTAAGGGTGGTTCCCACGAAAGGGTGAGTAAAACACTTTTAAGTGAAAAAACTCAGAGGTTAAAGGGGCTTGGATATAAAATGTTAACTTTCCATTCCAGACGTGTAATGGCAGATTATCATTTAGCTGACGAATGCCATCAATCTGATGCTGATGAAGCGATAACTGAGTGCGAAAAAATATTAAAAATTTTAGATGAGTGTAAATCTAAAAATTAATATTTAATTTATCTCTATAAATTGATTTCTTCTAATACCGCCTTAAGGCGGTTTTTTATTGTCTGGAGAAAAGCATGGCTATCACTGAAACAGTTGGCTCACTATTGTTTGGTGGTCATCGTTCAATAATGGGTTTATTTGCTGACGTTGTTATTGAAGAAAACCACTCTGATGAGCTTGTAATAACAGAGCATCCAGTAGAAAAGGGTTCACCGATTTCTGACCACTGCTATAAAGCACCACCAGAAGTAACAATGAAAATTGGCTGGTCTGAGAGTGCTGGCAGAATGAACGGGCTAATAGGTAATACATTTATCGGGGCAGATTTGTCACTTCTTGGTATTTATCAGGGGTTGCAGGCCTTACAAGGTCAACGACTTATTATTTCTAATGGTAAACGCCTTTATACGGACATGTTGATTAAGTCATTAAAGAATGTCACTGATGAAACGTCCGAAAATGCTTTGATGATCGATATTGTGTTTAAAAAAGTCTTTATTGTTTCCACAAAAGAAACGCTGGTTTCAATCGTTGATCAAAAGAACCCCGAAGTAACTTCTGATGTTGTTGATTCTGGTACCAAGCAACCGAAACAAGTTAACTCTTCAGTATTGAATACTGTTTTAGGGCCAGCTGTAGATGCTTTTAGTTCATTAATGAGTGGTAAGTAAATATGGTGTTATATGAAATCCCTTTACTCGATCGGAACCAGAAATTTTTTATCAAACTAAATAAGGTGAATTACCAGCTTAAATTGGTTTATCTCAAAAGATGGTACTTAGATATCTATCAAGCAAATGCTGAACCAATTGCCCGTAGTAGAGGTCTATTATAAAAAACTTGGTGGAAGTTTAGTAAGAAGCAAAAGAGCTAATTTTATTTACTCTTCGGTTAGTTCTTTTAATTTTTCCAACCACTTTGCATATGCTTCTGTTTGCTGTGGTAAATATTCGTAATAATCATAAGTACCTTGTTCACCTGACATTACATGGCCAATCATGAGTTGTGCTACATCACGCGATGTAAAAGCACTGAAATTAGTACGTGCTGTTCTTCTTAGGTCATGAAGAGACCAATGCTTCATATGATAGTCATGATGTCTTCTGAGTCGCTCCATTAAGTAACCAGGTAATGAATTAGAGGATCCATGACTCATAGGTGTTTCTTCACTGTCATTAGTTAAGAAGTACTCACAAGAGCTATATTCAAAAGCTTCAACAATTAATGCCTCCATTTCAGGCAAAATAGGGCGAATGATTTCACGACCAGTTTTCTTACCAGTCTTGTTGTTAATCACCGGTACAATCCAGACCTTTCTATTTAAATCAAAATCTGTCTTTTTAGCTTTTCTAAGCTCACCATTACGGCAGCCAAACATTAAACATAGTTTTAAGAAAATTTTGTTTTTAGGCAAAATATTTGATTCTTCAATAGCCATCAAAACCATCTTAATTTCTTCATCAGAAAGAAATCTTGTTCCTCTGTTTCGCTCTATACCTAGATCTTCCTTAGCATAGATATCAGATAGAACATTTACTTCAAGTAGTTGTCTTTTTTTGGCCCACTTCAGAACCTGTTTTGCATTCGTTAATACGCGATCTGCAATTGAAGGCACATCATCCGCCAACTCTTCAAGTAAGGCCAACCATTGTTGTAAAGTAATGCGATCAACTGGTAAATCGCCAACTTCAGGAATTACATGCTGCTCAAAGGTATTCCTAATTTGCTGGGCAGAAGTTTTCTTCTTCAGGCAATAACTTTCATACCAGTCATTAAAAACTTCTTCAAATGTGCTGGCATCAATGTATTTTTGCTGCTGTACACGAACCTCAACTTTAGGATTCATTCCTTTATCTAAAAGTGACCGCATTTCGCCAGCTTTCATGCGTGCATCTTTGAGTGACATATGAGGGTAGGTGCCCAGATCTAAGCGTTCGGCTTTTCCAGCAAAACGGTACCGAAGCTGAAAAACAATTTTCCCTTTAGGTGAGATCCTGACACTCATTGAGTCCCGATCTGCTATTTCTTCAACTTTATCACGTGCCTTGCCGTTATTAGCTTTCAGCCACACTTCAGTTAAAGCCATAGTCCACCTGTGTACATAATTTTGGTCAAGTAAGAGATAAGTGCGAATATGTACACGTATGTGTACATAATTGATAGGGCTTATTCTGTCCTAAAATGTCTTAGTGTGTCTATATTAAAAATGGGGGAAATATTGAGAAATAAGGCTTTTATTGTAGTTTTTGTCTTAGTGTGTCTTAGAGTGGCTAAATGGCATTAATTCTTTTGAACGATTAATGCCATAGTTGTTCCATATAAGCCATGACCCTGAGAGGCTTTTCAGGGTCAGTTACACAAAAAGTGAAGTCTTATTTTTGTTCAAGCCATGCAGGCAATGCTGCGATCACTTGTCCAAACTTCTCGTTAAGTGGCGCGCCACCTTGTGCTAAGTCAGGTTTACCACCACCTTTACCACCTAGTTCAGTTGCTAGATGTTTGATGATGTCACCTGCTTTTAGATTTGCAGTGTATTGTGACGCGACTGATGCAAGCAGGCTGACTTTGTCACCCTCTACACCTGCTAACACAATCACTGCGTTCTCTAATTTTGATTTTACACTGTCATGTAAGTTGCGAAGCGCTTTGGCATCAACCCCTTGAACAGTAGTAATAAGCGTTTGACGACCAGCAATGGTTTGAACTTGGTCAATCAAATCAGCCGCTTGGAAGTTTGCCAATTTCTGGTTGAGCTGTTCAATCTGCTTTTGTAATGCAGAAACCAATTCTACATTGGCTTGTACACGCTCAACTGTTTGGTCTTTCTGTGCTTTTAGTAAGCTATTAATGTGCTGAATATCATGATCAGCTTTTTGTACCACTTCTAATGCTTTAGTGCCAGTCACTGCTTCAATACGACGTACACCAGCAGCTACACCACCTTCAGAAGTGATTTTGAATAAACCAATATCACCTGTACGTTTTACGTGAATACCGCCACAAAGTTCGATTGAGAAGTTTTTCTCATCAATAACTGAACCCATAGAAAGTACACGAACTTCATCGCCGTATTTTTCACCGAACAGCATCATTGCGCCTTTTGCTTTTGCTGCTTCAATGTCGAGAAGCTCAGTCGTCACTGGAGTATTGGCAATGATTTCAGCATTTACGAGACGTTCAACTTGTTGTAATTGTTCAAATGAAACAGGTTGGTCATTTGCAAAGTCAAAACGTAAGATATCACTTGCAACTAAAGAACCTTTTTGTTGTACATGAGAACCTAAAATTTGACGAAGGGCAGCATGTAACAAGTGGGTTGCTGAGTGGTTACGCGCAGTAGCTTCACGAATGTCTGCTTTAACAATCGCTTCTACATTTTGATTTGCTTTGAGGTTACCAACAGTCACAATACCTTGATGAACAAAGGCACCACCAGACTTTTTAGTGTCTTGAACTTCAAAAATACCTGTTTCATTTTTGAAGATACCAGTATCACCAATCTGACCACCACTTTCAGCATAGAAAGGAGTTTGGTTTAAAACGATAAGTGCTTCGTCGCCTTCAGAAACTTCGTCAACTTGTACGCCATCTTTATAGATCGCTACAATCTGACCTTGACCAGTTGTGTTGATATAACCGTCAAACTGAGTTTCGCCTTCGACTTTTACAATGCTGTTATAGTCAACTGCAAACTTACCAGCATCACGTGCACGTTGACGCTGTGCAGCCATTTCAACTTCAAAACCGGCTTCATCAATAATAAAGCCACGTTCACGTGCAATATCAGCCGTTAAGTCTGTCGGGAAGCCATAAGTGTCGTAAAGTTTAAATACAGTCGCACCCGGAATAGTTTTATCTTTTAACTGAGCAAGTTCACCTTCGAGAAGTTTTAAGCCTTGCTCAAGTGTTTTAGCAAACTGTTCTTCTTCACGAATTAAAGTTGCTTCAATCACATCACGACGAGCTTCTAACTCAGGGTAAGCCTGACCCATCACTTCAATTAATGGTTGCAACATTTTGTAGAAGAACGTACCTGTTGCACCAAGCTTGTTACCATGACGAACAGCACGGCGAATAATACGACGTAATACATAACCACGACCTTCATTGCTTGGGTTTACACCATCAGCAATTAAGAAGCAGCAAGAACGCGCATGGTCTGCAACGACACGTAAAGAAGGCTGACCTTCATCTTCAATACCAATAATGTTTGCAGCAGCTTTTAATAAGTGTTGGAACAGGTCAATGTCATAGTTTGAATTAACATGTTGCAATACTGCAGAAATACGCTCTAAGCCCATACCTGTATCTACAGATGGCGCTGGAAGAGGGTGAAGTACGCCATCAGCAGTACGGTTAAACTGCATGAAAACGTTATTCCAGATTTCAATGAAACGGTCGCCATCTTCTTCAGGAGAACCAGGTAAGCCACCCCAAATGTGGTCACCGTGGTCAAAGAAAATTTCAGAACATGGACCACAAGGACCTGTATCACCCATTGCCCAGAAGTTATCTGATGCGTATTTTTCGCCTTTGTTATCACCAATACGGATAATACGCTCTGGAGCTAAACCAATTTCTTTATTCCAGATGTCATAAGCTTCGTCATCTATATGATAAACCGTTACATATAAGCGATCTTTCGGTAAAGCTAGCCATTGTTCGCTGGTTAAAAACTCCCAAGCAAACTTAAGTGCATCACGTTTGAAATAGTCACCAAATGAGAAGTTACCTAACATTTCAAAGAATGTATGGTGACGAGCTGTATAGCCGACGTTATCTAAATCGTTGTGTTTACCGCCTGCACGTACACATTTTTGTGATGTTGTTGCACGTACATAATCACGTTTTTCAAGACCTAAAAAACAGTCTTTAAACTGGTTCATCCCAGCATTTGTAAATAATAAAGTTGGGTCGTTGGCAGGAACAAGAGAACTCGATGCAACACGTGTATGCCCTTGCGTTTCAAAGTAGCGCAAAAATGCTTCACGAATTTCAGCAGATGTCATTAAACGAGTACTCACAACCAAGTCACTCCATATTTTCGAATTTGGCTAAAAGCATCACCACAAGTTTATTTGTTCACAAATCTTGCATGTGATACGGGGCTTATTTTTAAAAAACGCTAAATTGTAACGGAAAAACCCCACCGAACCAACGATTTTAGAGGGAATATCTTACAAAACTGTGATTTGGCTAAAAATCTATATTCAATTGGCCTTCACGTGTTTTACTATATGCCTTCTTTCGTTTCTGGTTTTGTAGATAAGGATAGGTCATGCAACGTATCGCCATTAGTGGGTTTGGCCGGATTGGACGTAATGTTTTACGTGCATGGTTTGAAAGCCCGAAACAATTTCATTTTGAAATCGTGGCGATTAACGATATAGCAGATGTACAGACACTAGTGCATTTATTTAAATATGATTCAACTCATGGTCGTTTTAATGGCAAAGTTGACATAGCGATTGAAAATGAAAAGATTTATTTAAATATTCAATCTAACCAAAGAAATTTGAAAGTTGAAGTTTTACAGCAAAAACAGCCAGAACTTTTACCGTGGGCAAGCTTGCAAATTGATGTTGTACTCGAATGTACAGGCTTGTTCCGTTCTCATGCTGATGCAACCCGCCACTTAGAAGCTGGGGCAAAAAGAGTCATTATTGGGGCTGCACCTTTTGACCATGTCGATGCTGCAATTGTCTATGGCGTTAACCATGCCGATGTGAAAGCGTCTGATCAAATCATATCAAGTGTGTCATGTACGACACAGGCTTTAGTGCCGTTAGTAAAAATCATTGATGACGCATTTGGGATTGAAACTGCGCTCATGACAGAAATTCATGCCGTAACAGCAGATCAGTCTGTGCTTGACCATGCGCACCGTGATTTACGTCGTGCCAGAGCTTCTGGTCAAAATATTATTCCAACTACGTCTAGTGCACTGGGTGCATTAAAACGTGTAATGCCTAAAATGGAAGACCGTATTGATGGTTATTCAATTCGAGTTCCCACCATTAATGTGGCTGCCATTGATTTAACTTTTATCGCACAATCACCAATTACTGTTCATCATATTAATAAATTGTTGATTAAGGCGTCTCAAACAGATTATGCGGAAATTATGGCAGTGACTGATGAGCCACTCGTTTCAAGTGATTTTAATCATTCGCCTTATTCACTTATTGTTGATTTAACTCAAACTATGGTTGTTGGGCATCAAGCTAAAGTATTTGCTTGGTACGATAATGAATGGGGCTATGCAAATCGATTATTAGACTTGTGTGATTCTTTCTAAATTTGAAATAACTTAGGAAAGCTGTTCAGCAGTTAAGGTTGGTTAACTGGAAACAAGGTGATAGTTCAGATATTGGCCCATTCTTTGGTCGAACAAGCTCTATTAATAACTAAAGTGAATAAGAGTAAAGTATTGAATAATATTGTTAATTGTTAATCTCTTCTTTTTGACTTTAGAGTTTATTAAGAAAGATTTATGCAAATTGTCAGGTGCATGGCACAAAGTATCATGCTACACTAAGAGAAATCGGGTGTGTTCCCGATTTTTTTATGTGGGGTCGTTCCACGTTGATCAGATTTTAGGCTTGAAATATGACCATTTCAGAGACATGGTTGCTGCCTGACGGGGTAGCAGATGTATTGCCGGAACAGGCGCAAGTCATTGAAAAACTTCGCCGTGAAGCTATAGATTTCCTCTCAGTAAGAGGTTATCAACTGGTATATACACCATTTATCGAATACATCGAATCGTTGTCTTCATTATCAGAATCAAATCAAGACCTGGATTTAGTAACTTTTAAGGTGATTGATCAGCTTTCAGGCCGTTTACTCGGTATCCGTGCTGATATGACGCCTCAAGTTGCACGTATTGATGCACATGTAAGACCTGTTGAAGGGGTTGCACGTTACTGTTATGCAGGGACTGTATTACATACAAAACCACAAAATTTCAATGCGACTCGCGCACCTTTACAATTAGGTGCAGAGCTATATGGCCACGATAGTATTGAAGCTGATGTTGAAATGGTCGATGTAATGCTTGGGCTCATTGAAAATGCTTATACATTGCAAGGTGCACATTTAGACCTAGGGCATGTAGGCTTATTTCGTAGCTTAGTAAAATATGCCGGACTTTCTAAAAATGAAGAGCATGAGTTATCTGATCTTTATCAAAGAAAAGCATTACCTGAGTTAGCTGAATTTACTCAAAATTTAAATATGGGTTCAGACTTCTATGCACTTGGTCGCTATGCAAGTGATTTAGAAGCATTACAAACTCATTTAAGTACAGATATTTTAAAAGATGTTGAATTTGATGCTGCATTAAATGCGCTCAAAACTACACTTGAACAAATTAAAAACCGTTGGCCAGCACTGAATGTTGGGATTGATGTTGTCGAACTTCGCAGTTACCACTATCACACTGGTTTGATGTATGCAGTTTATGCACCGAACCGTGCTGCACCTTTAGCGCAAGGTGGCCGTTACGATGGTATTGGTGAACACTTCGGTCGTGCACGTCCTGCTACTGGTTTCAGTTGTGATTTATATGCCTTAGGTGCAAATCAGTTTGCCGAAATTGAAACTGTAGTAGCGCCTAAAGGTACTGATGCAGATTTACTTAAGGCAATTGCAAATGCACGTTTACAAGGCTTACGTGTAGTCCAATTGTTAGGTAATGATAATTTAGGTTCTATTCCTTATGCGACGCATCAGCTTGTATCGCAAAACGGTCAATGGAATATTGAAAAGATTTAAACGCCAGCAGTAAGTTTTTACTGATGGTTTCCAATTTTAACAGCATGATGTAATGAGGCTATTATGGGCAAAAATGTTGTGGTACTTGGTACCCAATGGGGCGACGAAGGTAAAGGTAAAATCGTCGACCTGCTCACAGATCAAGCGGCTGCGGTAGTACGTTATCAAGGCGGACATAACGCAGGTCATACTCTTGTCGTAGGTGGTAAAAAGACTGTATTACACCTCATTCCATCAGGTATTTTACGTGAAAACGTATTGTGCTTAATTGGTAATGGTGTGGTGCTTTCACCAGCAGCATTAATTGAAGAAATGGGAATTTTGGAAGCTGAGGGTGTTCCAGTTAAGGAACGTCTACGTATTTCTCCAAACTGTCCTCTTATTTTACCTAACCACATTGCTCTTGATCAGGCTCGTGAGAAGAAACGTGGTAACGCTAAAATCGGTACTACAGGTCGTGGTATTGGCCCTGCTTACGAAGATAAAGTAGCTCGCCGTGCAGTGCGTGTTGCTGACCTTGTTCGTGGTGGTGCAGCGTTAGAAGAAAAACTCCAAGAAATGCTTGAGTTACATAACTTCCAATTAACCCAGTTCTACGGTGTAGAAGCAGTTAAATTTGAAGACGTGTTGGCTCTTTGCAACGAATGGCGTGAAGTGCTTGCTCCGTTAGTGATTGACGTGACTAAAGTATTACATGACTACCGCAAAGAAGGTAAGCCTGTAATGTTTGAAGGCGCTCAAGGCTCACTTTTAGACATCGACCACGGTACTTACCCGTATGTGACTAGCTCAAATACAACTGCTGGTGGCGTAAGCTCTGGTTCTGGTATGGGGCCTTTACATCTTGATTATGTATTAGGTATCACTAAAGCTTATACAACACGTGTAGGTGCAGGTCCATTCCCAACAGAATTAGTTTACGATGCAGCAACTGATTCTGGTGACCCAATTGGTAAACACTTGGGTACAGTAGGTCATGAATTTGGTGCTTCTACTGGTCGTCAACGTCGTTGTGGTTGGTTTGATGCTGAAATCTTACGCCGTTCTGTAGATGTTAACTCACTTTCAGGTATTTGCTTGACTAAACTTGACGTTTTAGACGGTTTAGAAGAAGTGAAAATCTGTGTAGGTTATGAAAATACTGATTCAGGTTGTGTAGGTTCTTCTGATGCGGTTTCTTTTGAATGTTTGAAACCAATTTATGAAACTATGCCAGGTTGGAGCGAGTCAACTGTTGGTTTAACGAGCATTGACCAATTACCTGCAAATGCTTTGGCTTATGTAAAACGTATTGAACAATTAATCGAATGTCCGATTGATATCGTTTCAACTGGTCCAGACCGTGCAGAAACAATTGTTTTACGTCACCCATTCTCTGCTTAATTTGCAAAGATGATAAAAGCCTCCTGAAAAAGGGGGCTTTTTTATATCCGACTAAAGTGCAGTTTCTGTTTTGTCTAATTCAGATTAAAACAGAAATATAAGTGATGTCATGGATGATGAACTAAAATGAAATTGCAACCCACTATTTCAAAAACCATTTTTTATTCTTTTTTGTTTGCGATCGGTGGTTCGCCAACGTTAGCTATGCTAGTCATTTATGGCCAAAATTATAACCCTGACTTCTTCATGACAGCATTTATGAGTCTTTCTGTTTTGATTGCTTGTGTCTTAATCCCGGTCGTTTTTATACAAAACAGTTATCTCTTATGGAAAAGGACAAGTCCCTCTCTTGAAGAGAAAGTTAAGCCTTTAAGCCATGTCTATCTTGTCCTAAATATAATATGTTTACTGTTCTGGATTTATTTGATGACTTTATCTGCTTGATCGTTACATAAATACTATGATCGTGAAGAAATGAGAGATTCAAAGCTTATGTGCTATTTCTTATAATAAGTGCAAAAGAATAAACAGTTTTTTTAAGATTTAGGTGACCCTTGTTGATGAATAAGAAACTTTTTTTAAGCTTGTGTGCTGCAGGTGTTGTAACAATCTCTGGTTGCGCAACAATGGCTGACATGGCTGGTGCAGATACAGCAACATTAAATGCGCAGTCTGCACAAGGTTTTACTAAAATGGTGCAGGAAGCACGTGCTAAAGGGACTTTAGATACAAGTTCAAGTACCTATAGCCGTATTAATGCTGTTTTCAACCGTTTAAAACCTTATGCTGATCAAGTAAATCAAACAGGGCAGCCATTTAGCTGGCAGTTGGCTGTACTGAAATCAGATACTGTTAACGCCTACGTTGCACCAGGTGGTAAGGTCGTGTTCTACACAGGTATTGTGAATAAGCTCAACCTAACGGATGCTGAAATTGCAGCTGTTATGGGCCACGAAATGACGCACGCTTTAGAAGAGCATGCTAAAAGTAAAATTGGCGCACAGGCTTTAACTGATTTGGCATTAAATATTGGCTTAAGCTATGCAGGTGGCGGTAACGTTAACCAATTAGGTGCGGCTGCTGCACAACTAGGTTCGCAAGTAGGGGTGGGCTTACCATATTCGCGTAGTTTAGAGAGCCGTGCTGACCAAGGGGGCTTAATGTTAATGGCACGTGCAGGTTATAACCCAAATGCTGCTATTACCCTCTGGGAAAAAATGAACAAACTTGAAGGTGCTGGTGGTTCATCTTTCTTGTCTACTCACCCATCTAACGCTCAGCGTATTAATGATATGCGTAAAAACTTACCTGCAGCATTAGCTATTTATAATGGCCGTAGATAAGTTTTAAAACTTTAATATAAGTATAAAAACG